CTTTCGGGCCCACTCCGGGTGCCGGCCGAACTCCCACATCATGTCCTCGATGAACCTGGCATCGAGGCCCTCCTCGATCCAGGCCCTGATCCGGGCTGAGAGGGCCGGCCATTTCATCTCCGGGGGGAGGAGCCGAATCCCGCACTCCTGGCAGACCTGAGGGAAGACTTCCCGAGCCAGCTTCACCAGGGGACTGTTTGGTTCTCTGGGAGTGGGCGCATAGTAGGCGCCCGCCTGGCCGGGGTTGTCATATAGATTGCCTCCTTGATCAACTCGCGCCGTCTTGTCTGTTCCGGCGGCTTCGCCGCCTCCACTCCCAAGACCGGATACTCGCTCCATCCAAGGGGCGTTCGCCCCTATGATTCCGCTCGCGCCGGCGGGGCGCCGGTTGGTAGGGGAAATAGTCCAAGATTTCTCGCTGGGGGCACATCGGCAGGGCACCAAGATCTCGCACCCGTTCTCGCCTGGGTAGACAAAGTCCCCATCGGAGAGGGTGATCAGGAGGTCCCGGCCTCGTTCCCGGCTCTGGTGTGAGTTGAGTACGGATCTGCTCAGGAAGTCAGCCACCTCGGCGGATGACATCTTCAGCAGCCCCCGCTTGGCCTTCCTGGTCAGGCGTTGCAAAGCGTCGTGTGGGCGCGTGTCGCCCAGGTCCCGACAGTCAGGCATGGTCTAGACCTTCCTGGTGTGTTGAGTTATCTGACGGTTGTTAAGCCAGCCGGGTCCGCCGGAAGGGACAGGGCACGGCGTGGTTGGGACGGTGTACACCCGTTCTAGGGCGCCGTCAAGTGGTGAATCGCGTTGATCTAAAACCGGTTACAGCCTGTAATCAGCATCGTGCGAGTCGCCGGTTTATCTGTAGTTGCTAACCGGCCCGATCCAAAAGTTTGGAGCGCTCGCCTTCCCGCCCCCCGCTTACCGCCCTAATACTTCTCTGAGGGTTCATCCTGCCCCCCCACCTCCTCTTGCTCTGCCGCTCGGTCGCAGTTGACAACGGCTGCGCCACTATAATCACCTCATCCTCGGGGCCGTCAAGCACCGGGCGACGATTTCTCTGTAGATACCGGCTACAGCACCGAGGGTGGTCGCTGGCCGCTGGGAGCCCCTATCTACGCTCGGTTCTGTGACCTACGTGGACGACCCGCGCCTCGAGGACCTCGAGGAGGATGGGGCCGACTCCGACCTGTCCGATGATTTTGCCGAAGCGGCCCCCCCGGTCCTCGACCCTCGGGACGCCCAGTTCGTGCAGCAACTGGTCGACAAGGTCTGGGAGTTCACGGTCATCTTCAGCGGCGTCGAGATGTTTCCATATCAGGCGGCGCTGGGCCGGCGCATTATTGAGTCGGTTATTTCTTGCGACGGCGCCACCATTACCGGTGAACTGAGCCGTCAGTCGGGCAAAACAGAAGTTGTGGCCAACGTGGCTGCCAGTCTCATGATCCTGTTACCGAGGTTGGCGGACATGTTCCCCGAGTTTGAGCCGATCCAAAAGTTCGCCCGCGGGGTGATGATCGGCTGCTTCGCCCCGGTAGAACAGCAGGTCGAGACACTCTTCGGTCGGGTGGTGGACCGGCTGACTTCCGAGCGGGCCCAGGAGATGCTCGAGGACCCCGACATCGACGACCAGGTCAGGCCGGGATCGCGCCGGGTGCGGCTCAAGAAGTGCCAGAGCTTCTGCGCCATGCAGACCGCCAACCCTCGGGCCAAGATCGAGTCCAAGAGCTACCACATCATTTTCATCGACGAGTCTCAATCGGTCGACGAGTACGTGCTGAACAAGTCGATCACCCCCATGGGGGCCTTCTACCTGGCCACCACGGTCATGACCGGCACCCCGGACATCACCAAGGGCGTTTTTTACAAGACGATCCAGATGAACAAGCGCCAGGAGTTGCGCCGGGGCGCCAAGACGAACCACTTCCACTTCGACTGGAAGCATTGCGCCCGGTACAACCGCAACTACGCCGCCTACGTCCGCGGCGAGGCCATGCGGACCGGGGAGGACGCCGATGAGTTTCGGCTCAACTACAAGCTGGAATGGCTGCTTGAGCGGGGCATGCTCATCACCGAGAGCCGCCTCGACGAGCTTGGCGACCCGTCCATGCCCCTGGTGCCGGCCTGGTGGAAGACGCCGCTGGTGGCTGGCATCGACTTTGCCCGGAAGATGGACAGCACTGTAGTAACGGTGTTATGGGTCGACTGGGATCGGCCCGATGAACTGGGGCTCTACGACCACCGGATCCTGAACTGGCTGGAGATGCACGGCGAGGAGTGGGAGGAGCAGTACTTCCGCATCATCGACTTCCTGAACAACTACTCGGTCACGGCTGTGGGGGTCGACGCTCAGGGTGTCGGGGACGTGGCTGCCGACCGCCTCAAGCGGTTGATGCCCACCGTGCAGGTCGAGCCCCTGTCGTCCAATATCGGTGATCAGTCAGCCCGCTGGAAGCACCTCCAGCAGCTACTCCAGCGGGGCCTGCTGTCCTGGCCGGCGCACTCCAAGGCCCGCAAGACCAAGGTGTACCGCCGGTTCCGCCAACAGATGATCGACGTGGAGAAGAAGTACCAGGGCGCCCACCTCCTGGTGGAGGCCCCCAACGAGGCCGGCGTCCACGACGACTACGTCGACAGCTTGGCCTGCGCCACCATCATGAGCCAGGCCATGTTGGTGCCCGATGTCGAGGTCATGACCACTCCCTGGGCCAGCCCGGTCCGGGGGGCCACCCGACCTCGCCACCGAGGGCGCGAAGCTGCTCGTCTAGGGCGCTAAGCAGGCGGCGAAGGAGCGACGGCCTCACGGAGGGCGTTTTGGGCGGCGCCGGATCCGCCGGCAAAGTTTGGGGTTCCACCGGAGTTCTCCTCGGCTTGCTTCACGTCGGCGCCCGCCGGCCCGGACGGGGTTGAGCCTGGGACGGTGCCGGTGGCCCGTTGCATGGAGGTCTGTTGGGCCCAGGCGTCGCTCACCGGAACAGCCTCAGTTGCTCGCCTCCGGGCTCGCCTCCGGGCTCGGACTTCCGCTTGAGGGCGGCGCTGGCCTTCGGGCTCTGCGACAGCCTGCTCATCCCCACCAGGTTTGAGCCCGGTCCTTGCTCGGGGAAGCCACCCTTGGGCGAGTAGTTCAGGTAGGAGTTCTGACCCCGTGTCTCGGAGGTCATGGCCTCGCGAGCTGCCGGCGAGAACATCTGCTGATGGCTCTGCCAGGCCGCTTCCTCGCCGTGGCGGGAGAACCCTCGACCGGCGGCAGCGTGCCCGAAGAAGTCATGCACGGCCCGGAAGCGGTCGTTCTCCTCGTCCGTGAAGTAGGCATGGCCCCCGGTACTGGCCGAGGAAAATGTCTGGATCCTACGATTCTTGCCTACATCGTGCGCCATTTCCTGGGGCGTTTTGTAGGGGTCGTGCGGCGTGACAACATGCTGAATACCAAGCCCACCTTCTGACTCAGGACGTGTCATGTAGCCGTATTGCTGGTTGACTTCCTTCCGCATGGCCCCATAACTGCGGCGGATACGGGGTCCTGTGGGCTCCGTCTGGTTCCGGCGGTACTCCCGCTGGATGTTGAATCCGACCTGCGGATCCACCTGGAGTTGCGAGCTAGGAGGCCGATAGCTCCCACCTGTGGTCTGACGCGTGTAGACACGGGCGCCCTTCAGCGCCGACGCCACCGGAGCGAACTGGCGCGATGACATACCGGTAAGTCTCAACCGCATCTGCCGCTGCTTGGCCACAACCATGAGGGTAAGCCGGCGCCATTGTGCGAGCGCGACCACGCACGGGTGGTCGCTTTGGGTCTTAAGGCCGTCACTAGCCTTTTGTGTCAAACGGCAACAGAAGGAGTGCCCCATGTCTTTGGGACCGGAACCCATGTTCCCCGAGCGGGGGAACTACGCCTACGACCAGACGGTCGGCCCTAACCAGCCGGGTGACCGCGGCCCGCTTCGCTTCGAAGAGGGACTGGCCACCGACACCGACCTGCCGTCCAGCTTCCAGCAGGGGATGCTCGAGCCCATGATCCCGGCGCCGGGCCGGATCAACCACGTCAACCCGGCCATCCAGTACAAGATGCCCGAGGAAACCATGGCCCAGCGGGCCCACGTCGGCTCCGCAGCCTGGATCGACGCCCCCACCATGCTGGGCGAGTTCGCCCACGGCAGCTTCACCGACCAGGCTGAGGTCCGCTACGAGGAAGTAGTACGCAATGGCCGGATCCAGAAGCGGCGGGCGCCTGAGGTCGTCACTGACTGATGCCCGAGGGGGATGCTGCGCGTTACCGGGGACTCGATCTCTACCATCCCCAGCAGTTCCGCCAGGCCGTACAGAACGTCGTTAATACGGCCAGGGTGCTGCCGAAGCCCGATCTTGATGAGGCATTGCACTGGTACGACCGTGAGCATGACACTGTGACCCGGAACATCCGGGGCCGCAACTTGTCCCATCAGCAGGGTTCCGGCATCACGGCTGCGGTCAGTTCAGGCATGGACTATGAGGGCAGGAACGTCAGCGCCATCAGTGAGGTCGGGAAGATCAAGAGGGCCACCTGGGACCAGGTCTATGCCCACCAGGACGCTGTCGATGCCTGGCGCAGGACACCTAAGGCAGAAAAGCAGGGGCGGCAAGGTCCACCGAGAGAGATCCCCGGAATACCTACGGGGATCGCTCAGGCTTCCGCTGAACATCTGATCAAGGCCCACCGCATCATGGAGGGTGAACATCCAGAGGATGTTCTGACTTCACCGAAGCATCGAGGCTTCTACAAGAGCCTTGAAGATCCTCAGGCAGAGGAAGAGGAGCATCCCGAACACGATCCCGTGGCCATTGATTTCCGCCAGCATGACATCACCCACGGCAAGATCCTGCCCGCAGAGTTGACCCGTGGCGCCATCAAGAACGAGCCGATCAG